ATCGACGAATTCGACGGTGGGCTCCTCCACCAGCGCATCGAGTTGCTGATCGCCGACTGGCTCGCCCGGAAAGCCGCCCGTGATCTGCCCGCTCGGAAAGGTGCCCGTCACGCTGCTCAGGACGAGTCGATTCGTCGTCGCGCCTGATCGCTTCGGGATTGCGTGCTCTCGCGCCAGCGAGATGAAATCATCCTCCCGTTTCTCGCCTTGGACCCAGCGTTCGACCTGCGGCACCGAGAGCATATACCAATGGGCGCATACATCCTGCTCCTCCAAGGCACTCACGTCCTCGCGGGTGACGCCGAAATCCCATGGTTGAATCAGCCCTAAACGAAAGCCGGTCGCCGGATCGGCTTGCAATTTCATCACCTGCGCCCCGTAGACGAGGCTCCATTCCAGCGCCAGCAGGATCACGCCATCGGCGTCGGTATCCTCCCACACCTGCCGAAATTCATCTCGCGCCACGGACGCGGCGGAGAGCCACACGTCACGCACGCTTGGCGGCAGATGCACGCCGAAGCGCACGGTGCCTGGCGCAAAGAGAAACGCCGCAACCCGATTGAGATGCGAAAAAAGCTTGTTATAACGGGCTCTGGAACCGCTCTCACTGCCCATGTCGTACCATTGTCGAAGCGTGAGAGCGCGGGTGCGCCGAAGGTCTCGCGAAACTTCCGCACGGCGGATCAATTCAGCAAGCCGCGTCTTCTCGTCGTCGCTGACGGATTCGGTTAAGAGTGCCATTGAGGTTTCACCTTGCGATTCGTCACCGCTGGCATCAGGACTTCGCGACTGTCTTGACGAGCAGCGGGTGGCATTCCACCTAAGACCGAGGCGGCGGGGAGCACATGGCCTGTCATCGGCTGCATCTTGGCGCGTTCAGCGGGCGTCGCTTTCTCGTATGCCTGCTCCATGGCCTGACTTGATAATTTGTCAAACGCCGCCGCACTCGCTTTGGTGTCGGCGTGTTTCTCGTACATGGGCGCTAACTGCTTATCAAGGACTTTACTTAGCTTACGTGATTTGCCCGACATGACATTGACCGCATCGAATAATCTGACGAAGCCACGGCGCCTTCGGCAATACGGACATGCTTGCACGTCAATAGGTAAGTCCTCGATCTTTCCACATTTGCTGCATTCAAAATTTGATCTAGGTGGCATAGTGCTTCATCCTGTTGCTGCTGGCTTGGCGCCCAGGTGAGAAAAGAACCCGGTCATCATGCGCTCCATGACGGTCTTCGCGCCCGTGTGAGCATCCCCATGCACTTTGCGAAACAGCGGACGCACCTGCGACGCCCACGATTCGACCGCCAATGCCGCCGCCATGAGGCGATGTTCTTCAATCGTGCGCCCTTCGCTTTCAAAGTGATCGTCGAGTTGGCGCATTCTCTCGCATTCCGCAACGCATTCAGCCGAGCGCAGAATCACCGTGCCCGATCCTAATTGATCTTTCAATCGACGCAACAACCACCCTTGTAACTCGCCCGTCGATTTCCATTGCAAGGCGACACCGCCTGCGAGGGAATCGGGCCGCGTCCAGATATACGAGGAGATCGGCCCGACCAATTTCCGCACCGCAGGTCCGAGGCGCGTCCCCCAACCCGTCGCTTGCAGGCGTTTCAATTCTTGCAACACCCCCATGCCGGCGCCCGCGACTTCCAGGATGAAGGCGCGACGCTGCACTTTATAGACACTCAACAGATGCACGCACACCCAGCAGAATGTTTGCAAGCCGCAATTCGTGTCCGCAAATTCGGCGACCTGCTCCAGCGTGTCCAGACTCGCTCGCCACACGCTCACGACGCCGGTTGAGCAGGTCGGCGTGCCCGCATACGACGGCACGGCAGCGATCACATAGGCTTCTGCTGGCTTCGGTTCCTCCCACACCAGCAGATGCGCGAGGCCCGCTTTCGTCGGCACCACTTTGCTGTCTTCTAATCGCTGGCCGAACTCGTAGCGATAGCCTTTGACTTTCGGCGCGGCCTTCAAAGTCTGCCGACAACGAGAGATCAAATCGTAGCCCAGGAAGCTCTGGCCCGTGGCTTCAAAACTATCTTCGGGGAGCGTCGGCATCTCTTGATTCGCAAGTTGGGCGTCGCCTGCCGCCTTCTCTTGCACGTACCATCTGCGCCAGGCCCATTGCATCGGCGTCAACTCGCGGTGATAGCGCCGCGTGAGCGCGACCTGCCAACGTTTTTCTTCGTCCGTTAAGCGCCCATCCCAATAGCGCGCATACTCCGGGGAACGTGGATCGAGGCGATAATCTTCCCGCAGCCACCAACTGAGAAAGATGCGCTGAATGTCCACGGCATCGCTGGCTTCTTGCCACGCATCAAACCACCAGTTATGGCCTCTGGCGGTGCTTTCATAGACAGCGAGCCGATACGGGTGCTGATCGGAAAAGCGCGTGCGAAGATAGGTCAAGGAGGCGGGATGGGTCCACAGGCCAACTTCCGTCGCGTGAATAAACGCGACCCCGCGCCCGACGCCGACGCGACGCCCTGAGCGCGGGCCTGCGGTTTGAAACATCAGCCGCGAGCCGTTGTGAAAGCTCATGCGGTTACGGTCGTTGCGCCGAAACACGGTGGACGGACCCTTCTCCTCGTCGTCAGGAGGATCGGCCATCAGCGTCATATTGTCGCGCAGAAATTCCCGCACTTCATCGCTGTCGGCGACACAAACACCCTGGAGGCCCGGCGAGCGTTGCATCCAGAATAGCGAGAACAGTTGCATGATGAGCGTGGCACCGATCTGGCCCGCCTTCAGCACTAAGACTTGGCGCATATCGCGTTTGAGGCCGTCGAAAATGGCGTGGATCAGGGCGCGTTGCGTGCCCCACGGCTCGATAGGGCCAAGCCCCTTATCACGGGACACTACAGGAACCTCTTTAACGAAAGTCCAAAACTCGGCTTCGGTTGGAAGACTGGGGCTTGCCTTCATCGCGGGAGAAATGTATCATAGCGCCCGTGCAACCAGCAAGCAAGCTTACCAAGCGCGCTCGTTCACGTAGAGACATGAAAGCTTTTCGCGCGAAACTGTTCGCCTCTGGATGGAAACCGACAGTCGTATGGCTTCCATCGTCCGTATTAGATCAGGTCAATAGCCTTGCAAAGAGGATGGATGTATGGCAGCGCGCCATCATGCGAACCGCACTAGAAACAGGTCTTCGGCATCTATCAATGAGTCAAGTCATTGCCCATGATCGTCAATGGAGAAATCTCGTAGGACTTCCTATGAGAGTTCAATTGAAACGTGGCGCACTAAGGATGAAGCGCGATCCAGTGACGCACAAGTTAATTGGAATAGAAAAAGTTGAAGGTGCAGCCTGATGGCGACTGGACGATTCGGCGCGGATAATCAATTTTGCAATGCGGGTGCCCCCGTTGCTGGCACCGTCGTCAACGTGAGTACGTCCGGTCCCATCCGCATCCAAGCCGTCGCGCTCTTGAATACAACGGCTGCCGTCGCCTTCCTCCAAATGTTTGAGAATATCGCCGCGAATGTAGTGCTCGGCACGACGGTGCCAGATATGTCGATTGGCCTTCCCGCGAGCGGCGGTATCTCATTCCCGATCCCTGATGGCTGGCTCATGGGAGGGCTCAATGGGCTGTCCATCGCGGGCACGACAACCTCCACTGGAGCGGTCGGCGCAGGCATCCAAGTGAACATCATCTACGGAGGGTAACTCTGCCTCCGTCACTCCCTCATACATCCACAATATCACGAAAGAGCGCGTATGTCTGGGTTCAAGGCTGAAGCGGCAAACGTCAAGGTCTAACCCCAACAAGGAGGGCTAAGCAATGGGCTTGTATGTCGCGACCACAGGAACCACGCCAGTAGCCGTGCCCGCCGTGATCGGCACGCTGCTGGAAGTCAACCCCGTCGCCAACCGGACGGCGACTATCACGGAGGCGTCCGTCTCGTTCACGGGCGTCTCGGCCACGGACGTGCCCGTGCTCGTGGAGTTCGTGGAGGTGACGGCGACCTCGGCGGCGGGCACGGCGGTCACGCCCGTCTCCGTGCGGGACGGCCAAGTCGCCGTCTCCGCGACGGCGAAGAAGCTCCCGGCGACGGAGGGCACGGTCACGGTGCTCAAAGCCTACGACGTGCCGCCCTCCAGCGGGCTCGTGATTCAGTATCCCCTGGGGCGGGAGCCGCAAATTCAAGGCGCGGCGGCCACGGCGAAGGGCTTTGCGATCCG